TTGAATTGATTTGGGATTGACGGCAACAGCAATATAGTCCGAACTGTCTGCGATTGTAATTGACTTGGTGCTGATTGCGGCTTCAGGCTTTTCAAACGCAATTTTCTTAATTTCAAATTCATCACGGTAAGCGGCAGCAATGTCGCCACGAGTAACCTTGTCAATAATCACATCCCATTTTTCTTCTGGAAGGAATTGAGCGTTAGGAAAGTTAATACGGGCAAATGTATCATAACTAGAGTTCTTGACAAAACTTATTTTGCCATTGAAATCTCTAATGACTTGATATGTTTCTTTGCCTTGACTATTTTGACTTAACCATAAACGATTAACAACTAAACTTTGACGCAGTTTAACATAAGGATCGCTAAATCTAACAACCTGTAGACGAGGACCAGTTACTGACAGTTTACTAACTGCTATGTCTGCCTTGCCTTCTCGAATCTGTTCTACAACTTCTGCAAAACTTTCTGCGTCACGTCTGAATTGTACAGGAACTCCAAGTAAAACTCCAATACGTCGAGCAATCTCAACGTCAAGACCATGTATGTCATCTCCCTCTCCGCTAAAGAACGGTGGAACATCTTTTTTGGTCATTGCTACAACAAGAACGTTGGCTTTCTTGATTGCGGCAATATCTGTGGGTAGTGGTACTGTTGACGTCGGTAGTTGTGCATGAACAACAGTCGATAACAGTATGAATAGGGATAAGAATAGTTTTTTCATAGTAAGTTATTTATACTACAAAATAGAATAATCTACCCACATTATGTTACAGTTTTATTAATGACGGACTCCGTAGGGCGTGTGGTGCCTCCGCCTAGCAATCAAGGGCCTTTCACCCTGACAATCTGCTACGCAGATTTACCCCTATCAGATATGCTATTTAACTGCGTACAGGGCGCCAGCAACTAACCCAATTTGCATTACTAGAAGGTGTGCCACCGGGATAACTTACAGTAATGTCGCCGTCACTAGGGTTGTTAGATCCGCCTTTAGGAGTTTGATTACCTCCAACAAAGGTAAATCCAGCACCTTTTTTCTCATAGACGAAATTTACGTGCCTATAACTCCAAAAAGCAATATCTCCGGGTCGTGCTTGATCTTTAGGTACCTGCGTAGCACTCCAGCGACCCGGAGTTTGTGTAATTGCCGCGGCACTGGCGGTGGGTACCCATTTGTATCCTGTTGCTTGTAATGCGTAATTAACAAATCCCATACACCAGGCTGTTTGGTCAGTATTCCATGGACTGGCAGTAGCACCCGGAAATCCTAATTTGCTCCAAATTCCTGTTATGTTAGGGTTACTTGGTTGGCCGCCTTGTCCGCTTTCACGCCATTTTCCCTTTGATGCTTCGTTTAATTTTTCTTGTAAGAAAGGAATAATATCACTAAATTCTTTATTAGATAAATCTCCGGCAATTCCTGGATCTGTACTAGCGTCATCCGGTGTTCCGGAATAGTTGGCCTTTACTCCGTCAGCCGCCGCCGTAGGATTGTTATAGGAATTAGGATTATCTATATAACTTTGAGTGAGTTCTTTAGTGCGGGCAACATACGTTGGGTCACTAAATTGAATAGAGAAAATAGGAGTCCCACTGTAACTACTTTCGCCGGCAAATACATTAGAACTTCCAGAGGCTAATGTTTCACTACCGTCGCCTACTCTGCCTAGCGCCTTTCCGTTTACAAAAACTGTAGGGGATCCGGCACTTAACGCAACTTGATGTCTAGCAGAGCAATTTCGACCACCGTAAGCATGATTAGTGTCATTGTCACCTTGACGAACAACACCTATAGTATTGGCGAACACATTACCCGAGCCTTGCGCCATTGTAGTCGACGCATCACACCCGTGGTTAGTTGTTACCGAATCTCCTATTCTAGATACAGCAGGCATACTGTTCTCCTAAAACAGTATTTACGCTAAAGCAATACCTGTGGTACCTTGGAGGTATTGATCAGCGGCATCTTTCTTGCTAGGAATAACAAAGAATAAGTGGCTTTTTTGTAAAGTAATAGTTTCAGAGTCACCTAAGAATACCCAAGGGATCATGCCCAAGCCGCCTTGCCCCATTGTTAATGCTAATGGTCTATTAATTGTAACAGTATCAGCGTCTTCATTTTCGTAGCGGGCGATAATCTCGTCACCGTTGATGATTTTAATGCTAACGACTGAGCCGCTAGTAATTGGTTTTTTAAGTAACATATTATTCCTTTTCGTTTATTTCTATCCATGTGTGGTCACCTAACCACTTTACTTTACATATATATTCGTACTCTACAGGTTTGGCTGTTGCCCAATCGTTAGGTCCTATAATGCTTAATCGTGTACAATTTTTTCTGTTGTCATACAGCAACCAATATGTGTTGCCGTGATATGTTTGAAAATCATAAACAGCGGCATGTACAGCATCAGTAATTTCTAATCTACGTTTAATATCATTTGCTTGTCTTTGTAATATATTCACCATTTCTATAATACGATCATATTCTTGCTGAGCGTGAAGCCTAGCAACATTCAACATAATGTCTTTCTGCTTAGTAACCGGTACTAGATCAAACTTAGGACCACCAGCCTCGGTAGCATACGGACTAATATTCCTATTAAAAAATGGAATTAATGCCCCAGTACTTGTACTGTCGTAACTATCACGTCCCTTCGACAGATTGGACATATTCGTTTGCCAAGGGGAATATTTCGGCAATTATTTTAGCACATTCTATAGCAACTAATCGATGTTCTTTCTGTGTACCGTTAGCACTACGCAATTCAATAAAATGTATCCAACTACGCAATGTGCCGTTCATATAGATGCGACTTTCGATAAGTCCTTCAGGTAATACAGCACGAGCCTGTTCTTTAGCAATACCTTTACTAATAGCCCACTCATAAATTTCTTGACTCTTACGTGTTAGATCTTTTTGTAAGTTTTCCCACTGATAGGCAATTTGTCGATGTTCGACATTTTCAGTGTTAAGATCTACACTGTTTTGTCTATTCTTTGTGTCCTGGAATCGGGCTTCTCGTTGTACAAAGTTGAGATCCTTTGTTGGATCAGCGTAACGCTGGCTGAATTCTTGGAAACTGAAACTTCTGTGTCTAAGGATCTGTCGGGCAATGTCGCGTGTTGTGGTGATTTCGAGACAGGCTGAGACCATTTCAAGTGGGCTCCAGTGCTGGTGTTTGATAAGGTACCGGATAAGTTTCTCTGAAGTTTCTGTGTTGAGTTGATTGGCTGGATTGCTAACACGGGCGCAGAAAGCAATGAGTTCTTGTACGTCATATATACCTTCGCTAGCCAATTGGCGACTAGGCTTACTTGATGAAATTAATTTAACTTCCATTTTATCCTCGGGCTACTTGATTGATTTCGTTTTTACGTCGATTATTTTCACGTTCTAGAAACATAAGTCGTTTGTTTAGTTCAACGACTTGTTGCTCCATGCGTTTTAGTTGTTGCTCTAGTTGAGCAATTTTAGGATCACTCTGTGGGCTTGGGGTCGTCATGACAAAGTTTTTCCATTAGTTTATAATGATCGTAGGCTTTCTTAAGTGCTTCGAATTTTTCTAGTTTAGCAGGATCTGGTTGTAGTATAGACAATCGTGCTTCAATAGTTTCAATCATTGTTCCTAGACTACGACCTTTCCATTTGATATCACCGTCAAACTCGGCATCACTGGTAACATGTAGACCGGGGTTCAAAGTGTGTGAGCCTGCAACAGTATATCCGGGCGGAAACAACGTTGCTTGGGGGCCGCTGGTACTTTTAATGGTGTAAGACGGCAATGGACTATTGAGAGTATTCATAGTAAGTCCCGACCAAGAACTTGTATCTATTGTGATTGTATCAATAGTACCATTAGTGCTAGAAAGGCCAATTTCGGGACCACAAATTTCTTCAGCAATAATTCCAGCACGTTTAACTTCTTGGTCTTTAACCTCATCAGGAGTTACCTGAAATAAGGCGGATCGGAGTTCTTCTAGTTTATCCATTTAAGCGGGTCCTTAATTCTGTAAAGCCCCCGACTAACTGCTCATCTAAAAATATCTGTGGTAGAGTTCTAGCATTAGGTACTGCTTCTATCAATTGTTCTCTTGACCAATCTACTTCAATGTTGCGTTCTTCAAACTCAATATTTTTTGACTTCAATAGATTCTTGGCTTGGTCACAAAATGGGCAACCGTTTTTACTCCATACAATGGCTTTCATGTTTATCCTTATAGTTCTGGTAATTCTTCTAACGATACATTGTCACTCATAACACCAATAACATAATTGGTGCTTTCGTTTTCCTGTAACGCTGTTTGTTTTTTGTTAATATTCACATGCTTGTTAAACCAAGGGATAGGACTTTGGCGTGGATGGTCTTCCAAGTACTTAATTCCAATGTCTTTTAGTCTATTAAAGGCAGTGTAATCAACAAATTCTTTTAGAATGTTAGCATTTAAGCCAATAACGACGCCTTTGCTGAATAGGTAATCAGCCCAGGCTTTTTCTTCTGCTATAACACTCATATACATAGCATACACTTCATCTTTACATTCTTCAACCAGATTGGCAAAATCTGGATCATCTTTGGTCACGTTGTTGATCAACCAAGCAGTCCATTCTGTGTGTAACAATTCGTCTTGTAAGATCAGACTGATAATGTTGCCGTTGCCGATGTAGATTTTATTCTCTACCATTGCTAAACTGGTAGCAAAACTTACCATGAAGCGTAAAGCCTCCAAGGCATATGATGCGTGTAAAGCCAGCCATATTGCTCGCTTGTGAGTATGTAAGTCGATCTCTTCACCCAACTCTTTACGGCAATTGAGCATATGAAGATCCTCATAGTAGCGACTAATGTTACTTGCCATATTAACAATTTCACTAGTGTCGTGAATTTTGTTAAATTCTTCTTTAGGTACTCCATAAACATTCCTTATGATGTGACTGTAACTTTTACTGTGAATATTAGTTTCAAAGAAACTCCAGTTACTGACCAACGCTTCTAATTCAGGGACACTGATTACAGGACTAAAAACTTGATTAGGCGCACGACCTTGGATACTGTCTAGGGCTGTCTGTCTTAGTAGATTGCTAGTAAAGATATGCTTGACAGCATCGCTGGCATCTTTGTGATCCATCTTGTCTTTGGTAAGACTGATTTCTTCCGGTACCCAAAAGAAGCCACGAGCAAGTTCTTCATACTTGGCAATTTTAGGATACTTAACTTCTTCAAAACGTTGCACTGTTACAGGACCTGCTGGATCCAAAAACATTGTACGTTTAAGATAGTTAGTTTGTTTACTTAGGTCGTATTGTTCTTTACTCATAATTTACAAGCCTCGCAGTCTTCTTCTTCGTATATTGTAATCGGCGCTGGTATAACAAGTGGTGTAATTGTTCCAGTAACTTCTGCCTTAGCACCAACTTTGTTAATTAAACTATAGTATATAGTCTTTAGTCCCCACTTGTAAGCCAACATTAAGTTCTTGGCAATTAACGTAGCAGGAACTTTGCCGCCGGCATAGTTGGCAGGGTTGTAAAATGTGTTGGTGCTTAAACTTTGATCAATGTATGCGGCTAGCACAGCACTGGTCTTTAAGTAATCAACGCAGTCATTTTGATCCCACATTAGTTGATATCGATTCTTTAATCGTTTGTACTCTGGTACGACTTGTACGAAGGAGCCTGCTTTTGATTCCTTAACTGAAATCATTTCCATGGGCATTTCAATTCCATTGGTACTGTTTAAAACAACACTACTAGATTCAACTGGCGCTACAGCCATCAGTGTAGCATTACGGATACCGTACTTCTTTAGATCGGCACGTAATAATTCCCAATCTAGGCTAGGCGTAAAATCAGTTAGTTCATTAACTCCGTCTTTACGACGTTCCCAGGGGAATACTCCCTTACCGTAATAAGTGTACTGACTACGTCCGCATGGGCCTCGTTCCTTGGCCAACTCGACACTAGTTTCAGTAAGGTAGTATGCTTGATGTTCCATCCAGCGTTTAACTTCGGCAAGTGCTTCTGGATCACCGTACTTGAAACTCTTGCGAGCATGCCAGTAGGCCAAATTAGTAACACCGACGCCCAATGGTTCGAAGTCTTGGTTTGCCAGTTTGCTCTGTATACTTAGGAAGTCTTGATATTGTAAGAGATTACTTAAACTACGAACTAGCACACGACAGGCTTTGCGCATCTCTTGTGGATTACGGAAAGCACCCCAATTTATCGACCCAAGAGTGCAAAGAGCAATTCTTCCTTCTGGGTCTTCAATTCTTTGGAAAGGTCTGGTGGGTAAAAGTATCTCTTGGCATAGGTTTGATTGATATATTGGATCCACCGTTGTGTCAAAGGGCCCCTGGTTGATAACGTTGTCGATGTTGACAAGATAAATGCGCCCAGTATCAGTTCTCTCTTTAAGAATTCCATTTTTGAATATCTCATCCGCTGGTACAACTTTCTTTTTCTTTGTCTTATCTTGCTCATATTTTAGATACAATTTTTCAAACTCTGCGCTGTCTCTGTAGTATGCTTCGTATAGATCAGGAACTTCTGCTGGATCAAACAATGTCATTGTTTCACCCTTGCGATAACGATTCCAGAACATGGCATTGACTACTACACTGTAATCCATTTGACGCACACGCACTTCTTCAGTACCCTGATTGTTCTTTAACACAATAAGGTCTTCGAACTGATAATGCCATACAGGAAATGTAACTGTACATGACGCATTACGGATGCCGCCCTGTGAGCAACTACGTAGATCAGCAAACCACTTCTTTAGGAATGGGATCATGCCTGTGTGCTTAATCTCTCCGTTTCTAATAGGGGCGCCGAGAGGGCGTATACGTCCAATCTCCAATCCTATGCCAGCACGTTTGCTAGCATACTTAGCCATCATTTCTCCCGCGGCAAAGATGGAATCAAGGGTATCGTCACTGCTAATAAGCACACAACTACTGAACTGCTTAGTTGTAGTTCCGAGGCCAGCGAGCACAGGAGTAGCAAGAGTAAAGTGGCCAGCGGACGCACACTCGTAATAATCTTTAACATATTTTAACCTTACATCATTGGATTCGTTGTGAAATGCCGTGGCCGCCGCAATAGCGTAGCGAACCTGAGGCGTTTCGTAAATTGTATTTGTAGCACGATTCTGTACCAAGTACTTTTCCGCTAACTGCGCAATAGCCGCATAGGTGTAGTCTTCGTCTTTGCTGTGGTCGATGATTAGATCAATAATGCCCCATTCGTCTTCGGTATACCACTTTAGTAGTTCAGGAGTGTACATGCCCAATTCTACATTCTTTTTTACTATTTCATATAGTTTTGGCGGATCGTACTCGCCATATACTTCTTTACGTAGCATAGACACCTTTTGTCTACCTGCTACATATTGATAGTTTACATTATTAATTTCTGGGTTCTCTGTTTCGTCGATAAGATTAACCATTGCCTTGAGCAACAACTCGTCTATGGTTTCTGTTGTCATACCGTCATGCAATTCGATCTGTGCTTTAATCTCAATCATTGATTGACTTACTCCGTCAATGCCCCTACATGCGTTTGCTACCTGTCGTTGTATCTTTGAAACATCTAATGGAACTCTCTCGCCGCTTCTTTTAACTACTGTAATCATTGTTTCCACCTGTGTTATATTGTCTGCTTGTGTGTCATTGCGACACCGAAAATTATTGTACTAGAGTGATATTTATTTGGGGCTGTTCAACTCAATAAGGTTTTCAAGCAAAAATGACGCTGGTAAATTCTGGTAATTTACCACTTCATTATCAATATAGTTTAATACTTGTTCTTCGTTCACAATTACAATATTATAAC